CTATGCAGATCGCTCAAGGCGTCGTCGAGGTGGGCTGCGGCCCGGAAAGCACCTACTTCATCACGGCGGCAGGTGAGCTTTGGGGCACCGGCGACAACTGTAACCGCAAAAATATCTGAAACGGGTGCCTAAAAACCCTGAAATGGGTTCGGGCCTTGATTTCGCTGCGGTAGCGCGGCGATGTGGCGAGGGGCTCGCATGGTCACCGCGAACTACCCGCCGAGCAGGATTTTGAACACATGGTCCCTATTTGGGTAGCTGTCCCATTCGGTATCGATGCCATTTTGAGGTTCGATGACAGCGACTCTTTCCGGAGTCTTGGCGATGACCAGGGCGTGACCGCCGCCGGCGGGGATTCTCGCCCACTCGATCACCTGTCGCACACAAAGACGGCCGGCGAGTGGCTGACGAGCGATACCGGCCAGGGCACACATGATCTCAATGATCAGAGTCAGTAGCTTGGCAAATTTGTCGCAATCGAAGGCATTTCGAATCCAGCGCAGATTGAGAACGAACAAAAACGCACGGTGCCATTTTAGGGCACGCTTGAGCACGATCTCGGGGACTTCGATAAACTCGCCGTCGGTCGTCGATAGGCTGAGGATCGGCTTGCCGGTAAACTCTCGAATGCCGCGCTGCACCGCCTGAAGATCATCATAGGTGCGTGCGGGAGCGCCCTTCGGCCATTCAGGCATCAAGGGCAGTTTGATTAATTTTCGATTCCAGAAAGGCATGTAGATCAGGGATCGGTAGACTCGATCACTTCCTCCGACTCCGGTGAATCGCCTTTAGCTTTTTCTTCCTGGGCGATCGCAACGATCGCAGCCATGAGGGCCGCACGAGTGGTGGTGGCGGTGGTGCCATCAACGAGCGTGATGGCGATGGTCTCGGCGCTCCCGATGGGCCACGCTACGCGTTCCTTAGGCTGGGTGTAGGTGACGCCAGCGACGATTATGGCATTGTCAAAAAACGCCTCCACGATGCCATCGGCGGGGTCGGTTTGGATGCGGTAAAGACTGGACGTGGTCTCGATGACCGGTGCCTCCTGGGCAAGGGCAAGGGGCGCGGCGATGAGCGTGAGGAGAATGAGGGCGATGAGCTTGTTCATGGTCGGAGAGGTGGGAGGTTTACTTCGCGATCCAGCCGGTGTTGCCGGTGCCGGATTCTTTGATGTAGAGAGTCGTGTCCGCGCCGCCATCGGTGCGCGTGTAGATGCTGCCGACGGGCGCGGTTACGCTGCCCTCGGGCGTGCCGGTGCCCGTCGTCCACGTGGCGGCGTTGCCGCTGGGGGCGATGGCTCCGCCGGCGTGGATCGCGCCGCCGATGCCGATGCCACCGCTGGTGACGAGGTCGCCGGTGGTGGTGTTGGTGCTGGCGGCGCCGCCGGTGAGGTTGGCTTGGCTGGCGGTGGTTAGGTCGCCAGTGGAGTCGATCGTCCAAGAGCGCGGGTCGCTGTCGGTGACCGCGGTGCCGCCGATCAGGCGGCCGGACGTGCGACCAAGTTGATCGCCCAGAGCCTGACCGGGCTGGATGTAGGGCCGGATGAGCGCGCCGACGCGCACAAGCTTGATCCCTCCGTGCGAAAAGTTGGTCGCTGCGGTGATACGCCAGCCAACGCGCATATTGGAGACCGCCGCGGTGGGGGTGAACGTGACCCATTGCTCTCCGGCGTAATCGGTGACGTTGGGATAGCCATTGTCGGCGGTAGTCAGGTTGTTTGCGGTCCCGATTTTGAATTGTGGATAGCTGCCGGAGTTGAGCACAAAGTCGGGAATGTGAAGGGCGTAAGTTACGCCTGCCTCAAGGCCCCCGAAGGGATCGTCGGTCACGGCGTGGGCGATGGTGGTGCCGTCGTCGATGCAGGAAGTGATGGCGAGGCCGGAGCTAGTGAGGGTGTCGGGAGCATGGGCTCCGCCCTCAAAGCCGTCGCCAGCACGGAGATTTACGGCGCTGCCGGGGAAGTCGGCAGACGTGGGGAGCGGGCCGCCGCTGGTCCAGCTCGCGGCCTCGGAATCGGTCCATGGCCCCAGCGCAAAGCCGACGAGGGGCATCTCGCCGGCGGGGGCTTGGTAGCCGGCGAGATAGTAACTCGTATCAAGGTCGCCATCGATCCAATTAGGAAATGCGTTGTAGTTATCGGCATCGAAACTGGCGAGGATGTTGGTGCCTTCGAACCACGTCTTCGGCGGCGTGGTGGAGTCGCCCTCGGTAAACACGAGGGCAAAGCGGACGTAGTCATAGGCGGCGTAGGCGGCAATGAAGTCGTCATACACGAGCTCCCGGCGGGCGTTGAAGGTATCGCCGACCTCTTTAATGATGAGGTCTCCATTGGTGTCGAAAAACACATGCAGAGTGTGATTGCGCTGGGCGCTTTGCAAAGAACTGCTGATGTTGATATCCGAAATTGCGGTGATGAGGGTCCGGACCGACGGGTTGGCCGATGGGATGGGAATCACGCCGTAGATGGTGATTGGCATGCCCATGATGGCGCCGAGCTCGCCCGGCTGCCATTGGATGCGTCGGTGGGTGGTGCGACCGTCGCTGAGGGCGCGGCCCCGGAAAATGGAGGAGGCAAGTTTGCTGCTGAGGTCGGCCCAAGCGGTCGTAGGTGAGGTGGTGGTTAGGAGGTCGCCGTCGGCGATGATGCCGTTGACTTCGGCGACGGTGTCGATGTCGGCGACGTTGAGGTCGCCGCCGCCGACGACGTTGATGGTGGCCCATTCAAAATCGGTGTTGGCGGCGTTGCGGCGGAGGATTTGCAGGCCGGACCCCGAGCCGGTGCGATCGGGGTCGAGGGTGCCGGTGGTGATGTTGGCGGCGTCGATGCCGCTGCCGACTTTGTTGCCGGAGAGGCTGCCGTCGGCGAGGTCGGTGAGGTCGTCGTCGAGGGGTTGATAGGTGGCGGCGGCGGCGGTCGTGCTGAGTTTTTCGGTGTCGAGTTCGGCGAGAGCGGCTTGCACGTCGGTCGCGGCGATGTCGCCGGTCGCGGTGCTGGGGACTTCGCTGGCGACTTGGTCGGCGGCGGCGGCGTTTTCGACGTTGAGGTCCGTGCGCCATTCGTCGGGGGCGAAGTCGGTGTTGTCGCTCGGGTCTCCGGCGAAGTTGCCGACGGCTCCGGTGAGGTTGGCGTCGGTCTGCGCCTTCGAGTAGACGCTGAGGGCGGCGCGCCAATTGGCGGCGTCGAGGTCGCCTTCGCTGGCGGGGTCGTCGGCGAGGGCGCTGATGCGGCTGTTGACGGTGGCGTCGCCGTCGGTGACGTCGGTCATGGTGGCGAGGCGGATGCCGTTGTGCTCGGACCCGCTGGGGAGGAGGAGCACGGTGTCGACCTCGGGTTCTTGGGCGCGCAGGGTGATTTCGTAACCGTCGGCGGCGTGGCCGGTGCTGCCGATGATGAGCTCGGTCCCTGCTTTTACGGTGCCAGTGGTGACAAGGCCAGGCGCGGTGAGGTTCTCGTCAAAGGTCCAGCCTCCGGTGAGGGTGATATTTTCGAGGTTGAGGGTGCCGCCGGTGGGGGTGCCGGTGAGGGTGCCGGACACCGTAAAATCTGAGGAGTCGAGCATCTCAACCGTGTCGACAAATTCCCATGCACCATAGGCGTCGGGGGCCGCGTCGTCTGTAAGGTCGAGGATCAGATTGTCATTTTCATCGGCGAGCTCGGAGAGGTAGAGCGTGCTGCCGAGGCGAGTCTGCCCAAGCGTGAGGCTGGTGAGGCTGGTAAGGTCGAGGGTGCCACCGGGCGCGCCTGCGAGGGTGCCGGAGAGCGTGAGGGTGCGGGCGGCGGGGATGACGAGGTCGGTCGTGATCTCGCGGGTGCTGGGGTCTTGCATGACTGCGACCGTGTCCGGATCCGGGAAGACCTGGGCCCGTGCGAACGCGGGAAGTAGCAAGGAGCAAGTGACAAGTAACAGGTGATGGAGTCGGAATTTCATGACGTTTGAAAATGACTGGCGGCCGGTCTCAGTCCTCGGGGGGCCCGAAGGCGAATTGGCCGTTCTCGAGATACCAGGTGCGGAATTTCCCGTCGGCCGCGTCGCGTAGTTGGATGACCAGACCGAGCTCGCCATCGGCCTTGAAGCGGTAGCCGTTGGCCGGTCCGGTGATGAGGGTTTCGTCGGCCGCCATCGATCAGTCCTCGGCCGGGCCCTTGGCGAGTTGGCCGCTGTTTAAAAACGTGGTGTGGTATTTCCCTGTCGCCTTGTCCTTGAGTTGGAAGAGCAGGCCGCCGGCGCCGTCTGCCTTGAAGCGGAAACCATGGTTGGCGGCCGACACAGCGGGTGGATCCACTTCACTGCCGGCGCGCGCCTGGCGGATGACATTAACCAGGAACGGCACGGAGAGTCGCGCCGTGTCGGCGGCGTTCTGGATCTCGACATCGATCGCTACCTGCAGGATCTGCTCGAGGCCGAAGGCATCGACCAGCTCGGCCGTATTCAGGTTGACCTGAGCCTGATAGACCTCGACGCCATCGACCGTCTCTTCGCTGAACTCGCCGGCGGAGAACAACAGCACCCCGCGGCCGCGCTTCACCCTGGCGCCCAGCAGGATCACATCATCGCTGGCCAGAGTCTGCCGGGAGAGCCCTCCGGAGCCCGTGGGCCTGAGCAGATGCAACCGGAGGGTAAAGGTATCCCCTTCCACCCAGACGGGCGGGACCGCCCCGGTAGGGTCGCTGGCGCTGCGCATGAGCACATTGCCGGCCGTGCGGTCCAAGTTGAGATACAGATCGATCGTGCGGGCCCAGGTCATACGTGCGAGCTGCCCACCTTATCGATCGAGCGGTCTTCCCACCACGCCACGTGGCCCCATTGGGCGGGTTGGCTCGGTTAGCTGATGGTGAGCTCGAGGTCGATGTCGGGTCCGGACGTGCCGCCATCGATCGTGGCCGTCGTGTAGGTGCGCCGTAGATCCCGCCACTGGGCATCGGTCCAGCCGCTCGTGTTGGCATCGATCCAGAATCGATCGAAGCCTCCCAGCTGCTCATGATCACCGCTCTTCCAAAACTGGGGCCACCAGCTGGAGCTGAAGCCCAGGGTGCGCACCACCATTTCGTCGATCGGATCCTCGCCGGGATCGGGATTGCGCTCGATGCGCCGCACATCGTAGTCGCGCAACGGCACCCCGGTGGGATAATCGAAATTGCGGGCGAGGAAGAACGGCGCCGGCCGCAACCAATCGAGCCCACGATCGAACTGCTCGATCGTGGCCCGCTGCACATCGTTGAAATGCAGCACCGGCACGAACTCATCCCACGCCAGCCGACCGGTGACGATATCTACGAAGGGCAGGCTCTCCTCTTCCTCCGGATCCGGCGGGGTCGTCTCCAGGAGATCGGCGAAAGCCCCGACCCGATCGAAGTCCCACACCAGGTTTTGCGAGGTAGCGCTGTAGTCCCACAAGGTATCCTGCCAGCTGCCACTCACCGTGGCTGTGACGGTGATCTGATCGAGCCAGTTGCCATAATCGAGCACGGCGGGGATCTCCCGTAGATCGCCCGGTGCATAGGACTGCAGAAACCGCCCAAAGTGGACCTGTTGGATATGCGGCGTAGGCGAAAATCTCGCCTTGCTCCCCGCAAACCTCAGACCGGCGGGCGAATAATTGGTCGGCGAAGGATCGGCCAGTGACGATCGGCCGCCCCAAAATTCACGTCTGAGCGGTAGCGTAGCCATGGCTCACATGGCCCACCAGCAATTGGCCAGACCGTAGTTTCCGACTCCGAGATTCACGGCGATATTCTGGCTGATCGAGGTGATCGCCCCGCCCGTGACTTCCACATCTGCCAGATTCAGGTAGCTGGTCCATGCCGCGGCCGCCGAGGCCTCGGTAGGCGCGGCCGTCGCGAAGATTATGTCGTAGTCGTAGCCACCGCCCGAGGTCCAATCGATCTTGGCATAGACCGCACCGGTGCCAGAAACGGCGAGCGTAGGCGCGGGATCATCGTCCAGGGCATCGCTGCCGATCGTGGGCACGACTCCCGCTTGGCCGAGGACGTAGATCCGGCCGACAGCCACCTTGACCTTCGCAGATCCATCGGAGGCGTCGGTCACGGTGAACGGTGGCGTGGGGGTGGTAGCGGCTTTGGGTTGGGCGATCGCGCGGCCGAGGGTCCAGCCATTGGGGCCACGCGAGATCCCCGGGGCCAGCGGGGTGAGTGATCGCACGTAGCGGATGAGCTGGGCGACCGTGCCCGCTTCTACATCGTCGCCGCGTTTGGGTTCTCGAGGGAGTTGCATGGGGCGTCAGCTAGCGGGGTAGATGTCGGAATCCCAATCGTCGGCCCCGGTCCATTCCTGAACGCGTTCCCACTTGCCGCGACCGCCTTGGCGCACCGCCCGATCGGCCGTGCCGAGCCACACGTAGCCCGTGGGCGCTCCAGTGATGGGGGTCGCGGTCTGGCGCACGCCTTGGGCGCTGGATGACGGGGCCTCGAATCCTTTGGTGGTTTTGCGGGCCACGGGGGCCGGGACGATATAGCTCGTCTGCCCGCGGCGGATCTTGTCGGCCAGCTCTTTGGCATTGGTCGAGAGGGCCGTGTAAAGACTCGAACGGTCAGCGGCCGCCGAGGCGTTGCGCCATTCCTCGATCGCATCGAGATCGGCCGAGGTGAGGGCTGCCGTGCCGCCGGTGAGATAGCGCGGGTGCTGCTCGATGGGTTTCTCGATCTGGGACCACTCAACCTCTTCGGTGAGATCGATGGCCGGGGTGCTTGCCCCGGTCCAAGACTCGGAGAGCAGCACAATCGTCATCGTCGCGGATCCACTGGAACCCGTGCCCTCCTGGACCAGATCGACCTGGTCGACGTAGAAATCATCATAACCGGCGAGCTCATCACCGATGCTCGGCCGCGCCGCCAACATCGTGGAATATTTGCCGCGCTTTTGGATCACGATGCGCTCGCCCTCGCTCGAGAGCACGCGGCGGATGGTGCCCTGATCGTGGGTCGAATCATCTCCTCTCCAGACGGGTTCAGGTGTGGCCATGGCTCAGGCGTATTTGGCGATTGAGGTGAGGGCGGGATCCCGTTGCGGCAGCAGGGCCTTGGTGATCTTCTCGGCCACCTTCTCTGAGGCGATAGCCGTGCGGCGAGCGTAGTCGAGCGCGGGCCCACCCGCCCCACCGATGAATCCACCGATTCGAGCCAGGCTATCACCTTTGATCGTGGCCATCTGCACCCCACCAGGAGCGGCGCCAGCCTCGCCGGAGGCAGCGCCGCTATCCTTGACGGCCGCCGTCGATTCCTTGGTGGCCGCGGTCGATTCTTTGAGCTCCTGCACCAGGCCGGAAAACTGTTTCTTGATCTCGGCGGCGCCGGCGATGTCGGACAAGCCCTCGGCGCGGATCTTACCGAAGACCTCGAGGATCCCGTCGCTCAACGGTTTCACGAGCTGGGCGATTCCGGTGGCCACTTTCTCACGGGCCGCCCTGGCGATTTGATCGGCATTCATGCCCTCTCCACCAAAACCTAAAGTGGGCCCACCCTCACGGAGGATGCGGGCAGATCGCGCCCCCGCCTGGGCATTGAAGCTGGCCGCCGCACCGGCCGATCCACCCGCCGCCAGGGCGAGCCAGGGCGTGGCTACCAATTGCTCCATGAATCCCTGCAGGTGAGCCAGCGGAGTCTGGATGGCCTTAAGCAGAGCCGCGCCAAACTGCGCGGCCGCACCGGTGAGCACATCCTCGATTGCATCCATATTGGCCACCCCGAGGCCCAGCATCTCGCTGAACCCGATCGCTGCGGCCGAGAGACCTGCGTAGAGCACATTCAAGGCCCGGGCGAAGCCATACTGCAGCCCCACGCCCAGCAACTCAGCCAGCCGGCCATCCGCAGCGCCTCCGCGAAAGGCACTCAGGAGCGCCGCGACCGATCGGCCCGCGTTCTCGGCCTGAGGCACGAGCGCGGTGAGCTTGCGGATGCCGGCATCGAGACCAGGTAACATGGCAGCGATCAAGGGCCGACCGAATGACCGCTGCAGAGCAGTCCACATATCCCGCAGGGTAGACATCTTGCCGCGCCAGATCTGGCTCTGCCGGTCCATCATGCCAAAGAACACGCCACCTTGATCGGTCATAGTCACAAAGGCCTTCTGCATGTCGCCGGCGCCGACCTTTCCAGCGCTCACCATGCCGAGGATCTTGTCCTCAGTCACCCCGAAGTGCTTCGCCAGTTCGGCGATGATAGGGATGCCCCGGTTTTGGAATTGGTAGATGTCTCGAGCAAAGAGCCGGCCCTGCACGAGATTGCGGCCATAGACCTCGACCAGCTCGCCCAGCGGAATATCCAGCGCCGAGGCGACATCTCCCAAACGCCGCAGATAGCCGATGGTATCCTGAGCAGGCACGCCGAAGGCCAATAGCTGTTTGGTCGCCGGGGCGAGATCGTTGAGCGTAAACGGAGTCTTGGCCGCGAAGTTGACCAAGTCGGCGATCGTGTCCTTGGCCGTGGTCGCACTGCCGGTGAGCACCTCCATCGATACCTCGAGGCTTTCCATATTGGCGGCCTCATCGATCGATCGGTTCAGCTGGTGGACGGCGACGCCCAGACCGACGATCCCGCCGGTCACTGTTGCCAGTGGACCAAGTATCCGCAGCAAGCCACTCCGGAACCCGGCCACCCCACGCTGGGACTGCCCCAACGGGCCCATGAAGCCGCGGTTATTGAGTCGGAGGGTAGCTGCCAGGTTCATTTCTTGATACTTGTTACTTGAGATTTGTTACTTCGCCTCGTGGCCCGCGGCCTCGAGGCGCTTCAGCATTTCTCGTTCGAAATAGTTGGGGCCGCTGGCTTCGCGGTCGTAGCGGGCCGAGATCGCCGCATAGAGCGCGAAGGCCTGGGCCAGAGGCACCCGCAGGGCCCGTTGAATGCCCTCGGGTGATGCACCGCCGCCATATTCGCTGAGGAGCGCATCGAGCAGGGTGAGCGACCAGCCTAGGCCGTTTCCGGGGTTGCGGCCGAGGGACTCTTCTTGGGCTTCCCCGGGCTTTTTTTTTCGGTGGTGGGCAGCACGGTGGCCATGGCATCGGCCAGCTGCTGGGCCACGGCCTGGCCGAGGGCCATGAGATCCGGAGCCGGCACCTTGGCCGCCCATTTGAGGACCGTGCCCTTGAACTGGGGTCTCCCCTTCTCGATGGAGGCCATGACCGCGTCTTCGGGCTGCGAGAGCACGTAGACCGCCGCGGCCATGTCGCGGATGGAAAACTCTTCGACGCCCGTGCCCGCCTCTTCGATGAGCGGGCTCTCGATCTCCTCGAGGAGCATGTAGGTCGCCAGCGTGAGCGGCCGCAGTTCGATCGCGCCCACCTTGATGGGCGTGGAGAGAAACGCCTGGCGCACCACCGCGGGGTTGAGGTGGCTGCTGGCGAGCGACGCATCGATCGCCGACTGCTCCTGAGGAGAGAAGCGGGCATCTGCCGGCGGCTGGCCGGTCGCCTGCTTCTTTGCAGCGCGGCGTTTGCCTGGTTTGGCTTTGGCCATGGGTCAGGCTCCTTTAGGCGGGATCGGTGATGTTCTCGTAGTTGGTGGCCGAGACGCGCAGCTTGCGCACGCCCTTGGACTCCCAGAGCTCCTCCACCTCGTCAATCAGCGCATAGGCGACGCCGCAAATGGTCATCCCGTCGCCGCGGGCCAGCGTCGGCGCGGCCGTCTTCACCACCATCTCAAACCGGCACACGTTTTTGTTGTCGAAATAGATGACCGCAACGGTGGCGCCGTTGTTGTCCTGGATTTCGACCTTCTCGCCCTGCAGCTGTTTGCTGCCGGACAGGATGTGACCGGCGCCCGTGCCGGTGAAGACGCCATTGGCGCCCCAGAGCACGGTGTTGTCGCCGCGGATGACGGGATTGATTGCAGATTCAGACATGACGGAAAATGAGGAGGGAGATAGAGTGGATTAAGAGTTGCGGGGCGGAGCTTCGGAAGGAGTGGAGACGACTTGGAATCGCATGCGGTAGGCACTAAGCGGCACGCCATCGGGCAGCACGACGGGGTCGCAGCCAGCGTAGCGCAGACGGCGCTCGCTCGTGCCATCGTCGGGCAGCATGAGAGACCTCGCTCGGCGGCGAGCCTCGGCCACGAGGCGGATCAGTGGCAACCGATCGCCCGGGCGGCGACTAAGGGCGCGGGCCTTGGAGTCCTTGGCCAGACCGGGGTTCACGGCGATGCCGATCTCGATCTGGTTTTCGGCGAAGACCGCTTCGGGCATGTCTGCCTGGGTGTTGGTATCGCCCCCCCAGTGGAGAGCGATCAAACCGCCCTGCGGGCCCGAGGCCAGGACTTCCAGAAAACCCCAGGGATCTTCGGCGATGACCAGCTCGGCTTTGTGCTCCTGGGCGAAGGGTGTGAAGTCCTCATGCACGAGCTCGAGCAGGCGATGGGGCTCGAGTCCGGTGATCATGAGCGCTGCGAAAAAGAAGAATGTCAGAGAACGGAAAGTGAGGGGCCCGGCCTAGGCCATATTGCTGCCCGAGGAAGTGGAAGTCTTGGCCGGGCGCGTCACCGCGCTGGCCGAGGGCTTCTCGCGACCGATATCGGGCGTGAGTGGCAGCTTGCCGGCGGCGATTTCCTTGAGGGTCTTGTAGGCCTCCTTGGCTCGCTCGAGCCACGGGTTGTTTTCCGCCTTGGTCATGCCGCGGCGGGCGTAGATGAAGTCGCAGGCGAAGGTCTTGGCCGCATCGACCACGATCGGCGGCAACGGGTTGGCGAATGGCACGTCGAAACGACCGCCCAGGATCCCATCGATCTTGCTGTGCACATCGGCCAGCACGGCGGCCCAGGCCTCGGCATCGGCGCTGCCGTCCTCATCATCGTCGAGTGCCTGGATGAGGAAGGTGCTGGGGATGCGGCCGTTGATATCGGCCATGGTCACGTAGTCAGGCATCGGGCGGGTGGGTCGGTGGTTTCGGAGAGGATTGAGGCGGAGGCGGCTGTGTCGGCCGTAGCTTTAGCGGAGGCCGGTCAATGAAGCCGCCCGATGTCTTAGCTCATCGGGCAGCTTGATGACCGGGGCCATGGCGGGCCCAAGGTGGGTTAGGCGGCGTCGGCGCCGGTGGAGCCGTAGGCGAGCTCGGGGAGGCCGTAGCCCACGTTGCCGCGGCGGTAGGCCTGGTGGAGGAACTCCTTCTTCTTGAAGACGTGGTCGTCGTTGGGGTTGTCGAGCGAGGCAAACTCGGTCTCGACCTCCACCTGGTTGATGAAGGGCTTCACCGGTTGGCCCTCCTCCAGAAGGAACCACATGTCCTCGTTGGCGGCGAGCTGCGGCCAGACCTCGAGCGAAGCCGTGCCTTTGTTGACATTGGAGTCGCCACCCGCGACGCGCTCGGCGATGAGGATCTCGCGGGCGGTGGATTCGTAGGCCGGCGAGACGACCAGCACCAGACCCGAGCCCAGGTTCATCGGCCGGCCCTCGGAGTTGAGGCGGCTCTTGATGTTGGCCCGGGCGATCTCGTAGTTCGCCGCACTGAGCTTCTTGGTGCCCTTGTTGGAGAATTTGGTCTTCTTCGTCCCCTTCGGAGCGTGGTCGGTATCGAAGAAGTTTTTTCCGGTGTAGCACTTAGAGGTGAAGCCGGCGACCATGAGATCGGCCAACAGCTCGTCCGGATGCTGGCGAGCGGCCACCCCCATGGCGGTGAAGAGCGGGTTGTAGACGCCGAAACGATCGCGTTCGATGTCCGCGCGCGTCACGCCCACGGTGCTCTCGAACTCCTTGTTTTCGATCGAGAAGTTGTGGTCGACCAGGTTGCGGATGTTGACCTCGCCCACGAGCTCACGCAGGCCGGGCACGGCGCCGAGCCAGCCGTAGAACTCCTCCTTGGAGCTCGATTGCGTGCGCATGGCGAAGCGATCGACCATAGGGGCACCTCCTTGGTAGGCGCCCATGAACAACGTGCGGTAGCCCTTGTTGAGGGCTTTGAGATTTGCGGAGGTGATGATCATAAGATTGGGACTGGGTTGGTTTCGAGATTGGGTCTTTCGCCTCAAAAGCCCCGCCGCTCCGGAGAGTCAGCGAGGCTGGGAAGTGATTTGCAGGGCCAGGCTACGCGGCGGCGAATCGGCGGGTGTCGACCCATACACCGTTGGCATCGACTTCGACCACGAGGCCGGCGACGATGTCGTTGGTCGTATCCAGCGCCACGGTGTTGTCGTCTTCGACCACGCAGGTGGCGCCTACGTTGGCTTGAGCGACTGCGCTCGATCCCGAGTTGGAGAAGTGGAACACGCCTTTCTCGACGACGACTTTGAGGTCACCATTGGCGCCGGCGGAGTTGTCGACGGCTTCACGGCAACGGCCCACCACCTTGAGGTTGGCGGTATCGCTCGCGGGCACAGCCCAACCAGCGGCATCGATCGCCACCAGCGTGCCGGCGAAGATCGAGATCGCAGCCTTCACGGGCAGGGCAACGGTATCCCCCGGGCGGGAATCGGTATCGATGTCCTCCGTCGCCGCGGCGAAGTTGAGGCAGAGCGGCGCGGCCCCAAAGGGCGAGGCCTTGAGCAGGTTGAAGGCGGTCATGCAGGTGACGGCCGCGAAGCAGAGCAGGAAGTGAATGAGATGTTTCATAAGGATTAAAAATTCAGCTTTTTAGTTCTTCAGCTTTTGGTGAGCGCAGCGCGCTTACGCGTTGTGCTTGGTCCAAGCTTCGTCGGAGATCCCGAGACCCTTTTTGACCTGGGCCTCGGCCGCGGCGTCTGCGGTGTTGCCACCGCCGATGCTCGAGCTGTGCAGCTTGAGGCCTTCCGGCGTGCGGCGGCCGACCGGCACCTGATCGGCGGGCAGCTCCTCGAGCACGCTCTTGAGCTTGTCGAGGTCGAGATCCTGCACGCTGTTGGGCACCAGCTTGCCTTCGCGGATCGCGGCGGCGATCAGGCTCTGGCGTTCCTGGCCGTCGAGTTTCTTCTGCAGATCCTCGATCGAGGTGCTCATGGTCTTGAGCTGGTCGGCCACATCCGCCGGCAAAGCGGGAGCCGCGGGCTCGGCGGAGAGCTTCTTGTGGAAGTCGCCGGCGGCGGTGTGGATCTGGGCGTCGGTGGCGTCGGCACTGAGTCCGAGCAGGGCGATGAGGATTTTCTTGAAGTCCATAGAATGAGTTTGGGTGGATTCGGATGTGGGAGAGTCGGTGGTGAGTGCCGCCAGGGGATCGGCTGAGTTGAGCTGCAGCTCGAGCCCCTCGGCCGCACCTTGGCGGGCCAGCGCCACGGAATGGATGAAGACGACCTCACCCTTTTCGTTGGTCAGAATCGTGGGCGAGAGGTCGCTGTAGTGCTTGCCCTTCACCGCCTCCTCGCCCTCAGGCGTCCAGCGATCGGCGGCGGTGTGCAGATAGACACCTTCGCCCTCGACCACCTCGAGCTTGCCCGCGGCGGCGCGTTTGCGCGGCTCGGCGCCGGCCTTAAACGCCGGGCTGCCTGGCACGGTGTTGTGCTCAAAGTCCAAATCGACCGTGTCGAAGTTCACCTTGGCCTGGTTTCCGGGCAACTCGCGGACCGTCGTCTCATTGACAATGAAGTCACCCTTCACCGAAGGATTGTTGCCCCATTTGGCGACGAGCAGCTTCTCGGGCAGCGCACCGGCGGGCCCGGGTGAGAAGTGGAGGCGGAGAGCGTTGATGAGCAGCTTCGACATGCGAGAGGCCGCACCATGGCTCAAAACGCCAACCTGTTTCTATGCCGCGTGGCCCCGTTGGGCAGTTTGGACCGAAAAGGGTCGCGGCCTTTCGCAGGCGGCGTTTCCCTCAAACCCATGACCGGAATGGAAGTATTCGACAGCGCCATCAAAATTGGCCTGGGGGCGATTATTGGGATATGCGGAAGTCTGCTATCTCTCCACATCCAATTCTCTCAAGAAATCGAAAAGGAACTGATTACTCGACGCTTGGACAAGGTTGAGGCAATGGCGCAGCACATCATCGTTTTTGAACGAGAACTGGAGAATCTGGAGACTACTATTCTTAAAAGGAGTTTGTTCGAACAAATTGAGTTGGAATCACCTGATATCTCTGTCCAGGAGATAGCCCATCAGGTCGATGCGTTGCGATCTTTGGCTCCTTCCATTTCGGAATCCCAAGCGATTGCTACTGTTTTGAAGGAACAGGAGTTAGCCCAAGAGTTGGAAGGCCTTGCTCGGCACCTGAGACTAGGGAAATTTGATCGCGATAACGCTGACCAATTGGACTACGATTCATTGAAACCAATGATCGATGAGAGCCGGTTGATCATGCTGAGGATTCAGCAGCTGCACTATTAAAAAACAGATCTTGATCGAGCTATATCCTCAGATCACGTCATGGAACTGAATGGGGCGCACCTTCCACCCCGAGCAGCTGGAAGACAGCGGGGTGAAGGTCACCAATGACCGCGGGAAAGCCCATCCGTGGCGACCTACTCGCTTATAGATTTATTGAGCTTGCAGCAGTGCATTCAACTTGGCCCGTCCCACGCGTTCCAGTTTCTCTCGAGCAAACGGCGCCAGCTTCGCGTTCTTGCTGTTGCCGATGAAGGGCAGCATCGGCCGCGCCGGGATGCGCTTTTTCGTGGATCCAAATTGATGCACCGCGGCATACGGGCGGTCGCTCTTGATCGTCACACTTGCCCGGCCGTGGGTGAGATCGGGCCGCACCCAGGAGCGCCACAACAAAAGGTCACGCTTCAGGATCGCACCGGATTTACCGGCCGCCAGCTTTTCCTTCACGGTGCTCGGTTTCAGCGCCGGCCACGGCACCACCCGCAGACTGGGATTGTTGAACGACCGCGCCGCGATCGATGCCAGCTGGAGCCCCATCGCCTCGAGCACCGGCTTTGGGTCCTCGGCCTTCCGGGCGATACGGCGAAGACCAGGCGAAATGAAATCACGAACTATCACGAAGTTTCCTCCTAATTTGGATGCTTTGTTACTGCAAGCTCAGCTGACTCTCAGATCATACCGAGGATGATCGAAACGGAAAAGGATATCAAAAACGTTGTGGATGAACTCTACTGGACGGCTGGTGCGGTATCTCCTCAGAACAAAGTCAAAAAGAAATTCGAAACAGTATCATGGCTCGTCGCGGATCAAGGCTGGTGGACAGTTCGCAATTTAACTGTCTCCCTCTACTCGAAACGATGCGTGCGGTTTACTAATCACGGTTGGCATCGGATCCCGAAGTCACTTTGGCCGTTCCAATTGCCAGCCGACGACGGGGCGACTAGTTTCGAGATAACAGCCCACGACACAGAGCTATCTCGACCATTTTTCGAGCTTTTGATGCGGGCAGTGATTGATCCCAGTAAAGAGTTCAAAGCCCCACATTTCGTGGGAGGCAAATGCACTCCTTCATATGCTTGGACGATCAAGGCTTCCGAACAATACGAGCGAAACCAAAATCCGAGGACTAAGTAAGTGAAGGTCTTCATAAGTTACTCCTCCATCGACTTGACCTTCGCCCGCAAGGCAAAGGCCTACATAGAGTCTGCCGGATACACAGCCTATGTTTCCGAGTTTGATATGTCAGCGGGGACAAAATTGACCGATGAGCTAAAGGTCCAGATTCGGAACTCTCAGGCTTTTGTTCTTCTGTGGAGCAAACACGCAAAATCGTCTGAGTGGGTTTCTCAAGAAATAGGCATAGCTCAAGGCGATGACATTCCAGTCATTCCAGTTATTCTGGACGATGAACCCTCCCTTCCAGGATTCATAGCAAATCTAAAGTATGTGAGAGCCGCAGACGATTCTGAAAAAGCCCTCAAGGATCTGAGGAATGCGGTTACATCGCAATTGGAAAAGAAATCGAGCGGCGGACTGATCGTTGCCGCCGTTGTCATTCTACTGCTGGCGTTGAACACCAAACAGTGAGATCCGAGGACGAGGACCGAAATCAAACACCGTCCAGCCATAGAATTACAATATGGGCAACCTCAGCCGCTAATCAGCAGTGTCAGTTTTTCTGCATCAGGTGGGTTTGTGTCAATAATCCACCTTTTCGACGTAGCCGTGCTCTAACAGAGAGGATCCAAGATCGAGTTCACGCTCATCGGTGATCACGATTATCTCCCCCAGCCAGCGGCCGTATTTGCCTTTTTTGTCGTCGTCCGTGCGAAGCGTTACCGACTTGCCCAGGATCATCTCCCGCACGCGGTCACGCACCACGAGCCCTTGCTCACGCTCCTCCCCTCGCACCTCGGGAGCATCGTAGAATAGCAACCGGATCTTTTGGTCGACCAAGACCACCCCCATGCCGAGATCCACATCCATCGTGAAAGTGTCGCCATCGTAGACGGCCGTGACGGTTGCCGGATAATCGCGGGCCCCAGCTATGATTGCGATCGCGAGAAACGAGAGAATCACTCGAGCTTTCATGATGCCTCCTGCAGTTGGTAGAGCTTATGCCAGAGTTGCGCATAGGCCGATGATTTTTCGTCCTGGTCTTCCCGCTGATGGATACGGCCTTTGAAGTTCGAGTAGTCGATATCCTCGGCCACTGCGACCATGAGTTCACAGAGCTGGTCGCGATTGATGACGATACGCCAGCGGTAGTCCGCCGGGGGCGGGCTGCGGTGGATCGTCCAATCAAGGGCCGCGGTATCCATGCAGGCGGCGACTTGTTTTAGATTTTCAAGGTCCTCGCGCTTGCGAGCGCGGACGTGGATCTCGTCTTCGGATTTATGGGAGACGGAATAGAATCCGTTTTGAGTGCACAGCCACATGATCAGGCGTCTCCTTTCCGCAGTGCGATTTCGGCACGCCAAAACTGCTGCCAGTCCTCAGTATCGCGCAGAGCAATCCACCGCTGCAGCCCATCGGTCGGGATGTCTTCGTCGGGCAGGATTGTCGCCATGTATTCGCCGTCGGCCGAGGCGAGATCGATCTCGGGGCTGTCACCGTCGGTTTCGATCGTGGCGGCCGGGATCAGGTGCACGTGCCCTTGGTGCTCGGCACCGAGTTCGGCGATCATCAGGCCGTGGCCCGGCAGCCACTCGGCCGCGCCCAGGTGGATCGGCTGCGGGCTTTCTGCCCGATAGAGCGAGGCGCCATTATCGATCAGCTTGTTGAGAAATGAGAGGATGTATTCGGTCATCTTTGCAGGGGTGGTATTATTTGGTTACGATGCGCACGACGTCCTCGAGACTGCGGCCATCGGGCAGCTCGGTGTAGCCGTGCTTTTTGAAAATGGAGAGCACCTGGCTGCGCTCGGCCGCGCTGCCAGCGTTGATGGTGTCGACGTCCTCGAGCAGGTGGAAACCGTTTTTGAAGATCGTCTCGTTGGATCCCACCCCAGCATGTTTCTTGAAATCTTCAACCGAGACGCCGCGGGCCGTGCGTGGATCCTTCACATATGCGTTCATCCCGGCCGGTCTCACGTCACCAAATTTGTCGCCCCCATAGCTGACCGCATCGAGCCGCGACAGGTTGCCCACCTTGAAGGTGATGCCCCGGCGCCGATTGGCCAATAGCTTCGATTGGATCCGCGTGAAGAAGTAGCTGGCCCCGCCGGTCGACAAATCCGTGCCGGGGCTCATCCCGGAGTTGATCGGCACACCGATCCGCAGACGCTCCACGGTGGGGGTCACCTGGGCGCCGCCTTCCAACCAGCTCTCAATGACCTCGGGCAGCTTGCCGGCAAGATTGTGGTGGAGGGTGTGATCGGCCAGTTGCTGCTCGATTTGCTCCCGCGGCAGGTCCCACCGGTCCCACCGCCGCCAGCCGTAGCCGAACGCATTCTCAGCCCCGTCAAAGGCAAAGGCCCGGCCGTCGGCCAGGTCGATTTTCAGCCGTTTGTTAATGAAAGTCTTCAGCTTCGTGACCTTGGCCGCGTCATCGATCTCCTCGGCCATCACGGCCGCCCAGGCCTTGCGCTTCGCGGGCGTAAGCTGCTTGTGCATGAAGTCGAGATTGCGCGCCAGATAGGTCAGCTCACGCCGGGCCGCCGTGGCCGGGGCGATGTCCACGCCCAGGGCTTTGGCCGCATCGGCCGCGCTCTCGATCGTGGCGAGTCCACCGCGACCCGGCATGGCCACTTCGACCACCCCCCGCAGCGCAAACGGGGCCTCGTCGTCATCCGGCAGGATCAGCCGCACCTGACCGCCGCGGCCATCGGTGCCGCCCAGGGCGCTGCGCACTTCGTAGAGTCGGGTCCCTTCGTCGACCTCGGCAAAACCGCGGCGGCGTGACTTGGCGGTGTAGGCCCAGGGCGAGCGGGCCAGCGTGAGCGAGGAGTCTCCGGCTTTGATCTGCGGCGCCGGCGGTTGGTAGGCGGCCAACATCTTGGGTTGGCGTTGCTCGGCGATTGCTTTTTCGAGCTCCTCAATGATCTCGAGATAGTGGGCCTTCATCCCGGCCGGTTCTTTTGTGAGCTCCTTTTTGAGGGTGGCGAGGATCCCGGTCTTGGCCGGTTTGTAGACGCCGTCGCCCGCGTGGTAGCCCACGTGCTTGATGACGGGCAACAGCCGACCCCAATAGTTGTCGGCCATGGGCTTGAGTGCATTCAAGCCGGTGTGGGTTTTGCGGACGGCCGCGCCGCCGGTCTCCGTGAGTTTGAACCGGGCGATGGTGTAGTCCTGCCCTCCGCGACGCTCATGATACCAGAGCACCTGCAGGTCCTCGATCATATCGCGATCGCCCAAGTGTGACTTGCCGAGGATCCGGGCATCGGCCACCTGCTGAGCAAATTCCGCGGTGAAGGTGTTCGCCGGTAGGATGCGTTGCTCGAGATCGGCGAGGCGGGCCGCGAGCAGTTCGCGCAGATCCTCCGGCGCCGCCGCGAGGATGGCGCTGCGCTGCTTGACCAGGGCTTGCACCTGATCACGCAACTCGGCCTCGGAGATCCCGCCAAAGACGCGCGCGGCCGCGGGGTTGATTTTGGCATCGCGCAGCGAGTCGAGCTCCAACACTTCGCGACCGAAGGCCGCTTTGCGGGCCCCCTGGGCGCGGAAGCGCAGGGAACCACCGTTGTCGATCCGCCAGATCTTGCCCTTGGCGTCCACCAGCATGTTGTCCAAGTCGAGTCCCACCACATCGTAGTTGGCCAGCAACGCATCGGTGGCCAGCTGCTGCCGGGCGCTCTGCAGGATGGCTTGGCGCTGCGCGGGCTTGGCCGCGGCTAGGGCATCCTTGAGGGTGCGACCTTCAATAAACTCGGCCAGCTTCACCGGCGCTCCGGAGGCATCGGTGTAGAGCTTGGCGGCCGGCACGTCGGCGCCGGCGGCGCGGTAGAGTTGATCGGCGGCAAACTCTTCGCGCAGGTGCTCGGCCGAATTGCCCCGCTTGCGCACGAAGCGCCGGCCGCTGGTATCTTCGACCAGCTCGGCCCCGGTGGATCCACCCAGGCGTTGCACGACCTTCAGCTTGTCCAGATCGGGCCAGCCATCGCCGGTCGGCGGCTCGGGTGGCAGTTGCTCCTGCAGCCACTCCCACACCGTGCCACGGCGGCCGAGTTTTTGGGACTTCGACCAATTTTCAAACCAGGCCCATGCCTCCGGGTTGTCCTGGTAGCGGGCGCGCAATTGTTTTTCGGTGAGTCGCAGATCTCCGGGGTGCCAATGAAACCCACTCCCACCCTGCTTCTCTCGGGGGCTGCGCATATCGAAGCTGCGCGGCACGCCGTCGACCTCGGCCATGAGCGTGCCGGTTTGCTCGAGCTTCTTGAGAGTATCGCCCTCCACCACCTTGCGGGCCTCGGGCACGCGCTTGGCGTCCTCCTGGCGGATATCCTCCAGATCGTCGGTCGAGATCGGCACGACCTGGCACCGGCAGCCGAACTCCCACGGCGGATAGTGCGCTTGCCAGAAAGTCGAGTTCGCCGGCAGCACTTTGCCGTCGAGAGCGGCATGCGTGGGCCGCACGCGAGAATCCTCCGCACTTTGATACTGCCAGTAGGGAAACACATCGCGCTGCCGGTCCATCACCTCGTAGGCGGCGGCACCATAGGCTTGATAGCCGTGGATCCGCAGCAGCAGCTCGGCCCGGCGCTTGGCCCGCTCGGGTTCGAGCCAGGGGATGAGATCGGCGACGACCCCTTTTTTCACCTCATCCCAATTGGCCCCCTCCGGCAGCTTGGCGATCCGCGACCTGGCCCGGGCGATCACGGTCGTGCTCTCGACGCCGGTGATCGTGATCGCCCGCGCTCGCACCTCCGGCAGCAACCGCTGAAACACCTCGGCCGACACAGCGGTCTTGCTGCGCACAAACTTGGCGGCAGTTTTGTGGGGAGCAGGTGCGTGGAGAAATTTAGGCATCGGTGAAGTAGCGGGTAGTGAGTAGGTCAGGAAACTAGAAGCCCCCGCGAAGCCCCGCGAATGGACAAGAAGGCCGGTATCCCGGAAAACGCGTGTCTTGTGGCGTGGAACGCAGAGGCATGGCTTAAAATCGATTTATGGGGTCACAGCGTCGCCACGACGCGCTTCATGCTAACGCGGTCGAGAGACATCCCCATAAAAGAAGCACTGGCACCCTCGAATCGGTGGGGGCACCACCATTCACCGATCTTCATGGCGTTCTCGAGGGAGTCATGGGCTTCGTCCTCGAACTTGCTGGGGACCTCGATGCGCACGAGCTCGCCGTTGTCCAAGACCAGATCGATGTAGGTGGTTTTCATTTTCGTGTCTTTCGTGTGTTTCGTGGTTAAAAAAGCGCTCAGTATGAAGCCGTGGTCGCTTCGCGCAGGCGTTCGCGGTTGGTGAGTTTTTGACCGGGTTCCTTTTGATCCCAGAACTCCGGATCAGTCGCCTTGGCGTGGTGTTGCAGGTAGCTCTGGTAGTTAAACTCGAACACGCCGGGAATCGTCAGCTGGCCTTTCACAAAGCCTGCCCAGATGAGCCGCTTCATCGATTGGCGGGAGATGCCAATGCCCAGCTTCTGCAGCACCTCGGTTTTAACCGGGAACCACCGCGGCGACACGCGACCGATCAAGCGGAACGTGCCGTCGCCCGCGGGCACGACATCGGCCACGACGACCTCGGGCAGGATCGCATCGGGGAGCGATACGATACGTTGCCCCGGCAACACCTCGACCACCGCGCAAGACTTGGCCCCTACGACGGGCAGGATCTGTGGAACGGGTTTTCCCATGTCAGGCATACCTCCTCTGCTGACTGGGGCGGTCGCTTGAATGCCGCGGCACGTTGAGCCCCGCTTCGAAAAGCGTGCTCTGCACGCCGACGGTCGCCTCGCGTTTTTTGGTCTGAAAGAAAGCCTCCGCTTCATGCGCGGCCGCGGCCCGGTAGATGCCGGCATGGCGCACCCCGCCCAGGTGAATCACAAAACCCATCTGCAGCAGCTCGGTCGTGCGCGGCCGCAGCGTGAGGATGGAGATCCCGGAGCGCTCGGCGAGCTGCTCGGTCGTGCACGGCCCATGCTCCTGCCAGGCAACCAGCACTTCCTCGCGCTTCCCATCGATGGTCTTCTGCACCTGGGCAAACGTAGCATTGCGATAGTCGATCGGTTTCATGAGATAACCTCCGATTTTGGGTGCAGAACAACCCGTTTGAGCCAAATGCTCAGCGTGTCATGAAGTTCTTTCCCACACTCCCATTCCGACCGGGCGAAATTCTTCGATTCGGATTCTGGTTCGTTCTCTTGATGGCCCTGTTTTACGCGGCGGCAATCCGTTGGATTTTCGAAACCCCTCCCGAACGAGCCGGACAGTTTGGAGATATGTTTGGAGCCCTGAATGCGATATTCGCCGGCCTCGCTTTCGTGGGATTGCTGGCGACCATAGCCTACCAACACCAAGAAATTAAAGACGCTCGAACGGACGCCAAGCAGCTCAAGAAATCCGTGGAGAAAATGACCTTCGCCATGATCAAACAAGTTCAAGCGGTGAATAGCCAACGGCACTCTCTGGATGCGCAGAACAATCTTCTCGACGAGCAGAATGCTACCACTCGGGAGCAAAATGCCAATGCAAAGCGGGCAGAGTATCTCAATGCCTTGATCGCTCGCATCGAAAATTACGACCGGCAAATCGCCCAGATCAGTCGAAATCAGCCCCCACCTCGTGATCTGTTTTTGGAACAAGAAAACTTGATTGCGGAGCTCGATGAGATCTTGGAGTTCACCCGTGATCGAGAACAGGGTAGTTTCGGTATGTTGGATTAACTTCATCGGCTCGGCAATTCGAAGATTTCGACGATGGGCGCTACGCGCTCGGCTTGGAGTTCGCGGAAGTGCTCCACGCCCTCGAGTGACATTTCCAATTTGACCGGCCGGGCCCCGCGTTGCTGCAGCAGGATCGTTTGCAGGCTCAGTTCGGCCACCCCTCGATCGGTCCCGCGGGAGAGCAGCTTGGCATCGTCGGACATCAAAAAGGTCCGGAGGAGTCCGATGGGCGATGCCTCATCGATGTCCTCTCCCGTCGTGAGCTCGTCCCACATCTTGGCGATCGGCGTGACCTCTTGGTCGTAGCCCGTTTCTGTCCCCAGGGCAAAGGCAAAGGCCGCCATCACGCCGGCGCTGCGCAGGCCCACCGTTTTCGATCGATAGCGGATGATGTAGTTGATCGGGCTTTCAAACGCGCGGTAGATCTCGAGGGTCTGCCCCACACTCAACCGGCGCGTGCGTTTGCCGTAGCACAACCCGGCCAGGTTGGAACACATCGAGGAGATGATGCCGCCGTTTTTGAAACCGTGCTGGATCTTCAGCTGGTCGGCCACCGAGCGCGTGCGGCCGCGGTCGACGGCATCCATCGTGGTCATCTCTTTTTGCGGGATCTCGCTGGGCAATCCAAACGTGACCATCATGCGGATCGTCAACCCACTCATCACGATCGCGAGCAGCCGGTGCTGGCCATCGATCAACTCGTCACGATCGTTGAACGCGATCCCCTGGTGGGTGGGCACCCACACGCCGTTGATCATGTCGCGGGCGTAGGCCTGCACGACGTCTTCCTTGACCGGGCGGTTGCGGAAATTGTTTTCGAGCCACTTGGTGGCGAGCGCGGGATCCACGTCGAACCACTGCGAGTTGAGCCCCTCGCCAGCGGCCACGGTCTGGCCGTTCTTTTCGATCGCGATGGGCTCGGTGTGGCTGCCTCCGGAGACGAGCCCGGCGGCGCGGGCGCGTTGCACCATGCGTTTGATTTCGTCGGCATCAATCATGCGGCACTCCTTTTGTGGGCCCCGCGTAGTTTGTGGATACTGGGTGTGGTTTCATGGCCATGGGTTTCGGTCTGTTGGCTGCGCTTCAGCAGCAGCGCCGTGAGGTCTCGTGATTTGGCGGCGAGGCCGGCCGCGTGGTTTTCGCGACACACGTCGTTGCGCGTCGCGAGGGTGAGATTGTGAGGATCCAAGTTATTCGGGTTCCCGTCCGCATGGCGGACGACGTAGCCCTCCGGGATCGGGCGACCGTGGGCTTCCTCCCAGATCACGTGATGCAGGCAAGGACGGCCTTCCGCTGGATTCCATCCTCCCGATCGCATGTAGCCCGCCTTGCGAGTCCAAAACCAAAGCGTGTCTTTCCAGATCACTCCCTGGCTCACGACGTTCAATTTCTCGCCCGCGTCGCGGGAGCTCTTGCCGGCATTTATCCGGTCGATGATCTTGCGCGCCTCCGGCGTGGCGTAGTCGAACGGGATCACGTTGGCGGAGAACGGCAGTTCCGGCCGCGCTTTGTCATCGCAAATGAGTTCACGCATGCGAGCGATGAACTTGCCGCGGCGAGCAAACGACCACTTGCGCCAGTGGATCTTGAGCTCAACCGGCACGCGGATCCTCGGCTGGGCGCGGATCAAATCGTCGATCTCGGCAGGCGTGTAGATCCGGAGCGGAGCGATTTGACCATTGGGCAAACGCTTGGGATCTCCCGTCGCCTTGCGCACCTTGAGCCCGCGGCTCTTAAAAAGGTCTCCCACAGACTTGTGGCTTCGATCGTATTTTTGGCCCACTTGGCCCAACGACATGCCGGCGCAATAATCCGCATACATGGCTTGGATTCGCTCCGCTGGCACCCGCCTGTTACCGGCGCCCACCTTGGGCGTGGCCCGGTGCCGGGCGATGCGCAGCGCACGATCCACCAAATCCATCGATTGCTCGACCTGACCAAAGCGCTGCCCTGCTAGGGCCGTCTCGGCCTTGGTCAATTCCCGGCGCACGATCGCGACCGCTTGGGCATAGGTGCAGGTTCTCAAATCCATCTGTTCGGTTTCCTTAGAACGGATCTCCGGCACTCAGCGTGCCCTGGGTTTCTTTGATCTTGCGCGGGGCCCGCTTAGCCTTCGCGAGGGGTTTGCGGCGGTTGCGCACGGTGAAGAAGAGGCTCCACAGCTGCTTCTCCGAGGCCTCGCCCAGGGGGCGCTTGTATTGGCGCAGGCAGATCGCCGCGGCGTAGCCTTCATCGAGACCGCGCTCGGCCAGGGCGG